AGAAGCAGTAGTTCCAACTCGATTAATTCTAAAATTACCATCAACTGCTGATTGAGAATCTCTAAAGATTCTAAGTATTTGGTCGGTTCCTGTTGCGGTGCAAACAGGACTTATATCAAATGTAATAGGTTCAGATGCAGTATTATTAATTGCTTTGAATCTTGTTTGTGAATCAACTACCGAAGTTAATTCAGTATGTCCTGTTTGCCCTGTTTCTTGCACTTTTATTGTAGGATTGCTCGCCCCTTGAACATGTAGTTCACTTGTAGGGCTATTTGTTCCTATTCCTACTCTATTGTTTGAAGCATTAACATGAAGTGTATTAGTATCAACTGTTAAGTCCTTACCTGCTGCAATCGTCACATCTCCTGTTAAATCTAAAGTTGCTTCTGCTTCAACTGCGGCAACAGCATCTGCATCAGCGTAAGCAGTAGCCCCTGTCGCCACACCTGTTAATTTACTTCGCTCGGCAGTTGTCATCATTACATTTGAAGCACCGTCAGCCAAATCATCAGCATCCAAAACTACTGCACCTGTAGCAGCATTTACGCTTTGTACAGGCGCACCAGCAGAATCAATGAATGCCGAATCATTGTTAAGTTCACTTATGTTGTCACTTGCTCGCATAACTGCGTTAGTGCCAATTTTAGGCCGATTAGATGCACCACTGTCTAACCATAGAGTGTTAGCAGCAACTCCACCGGGATTTGCACCTACAGGGTCTAATTCAAGTCCTGTTGGGTCAATTAGCCCTGTGACAGTTAATTTACCATTAATAGTCAATTCATTAGATGCACTATCCCAAGATAAATCAGAATCGCTGGTAAAACCACCTGAACCGTCAGAGAGTTGAACCAACCCTGATGCGCCCGATGAAGGAGTAGAAACTACTGTGGTAGAACCTAAGTGCAACTGTTTCCAATCTGCGCCGTCATAGATAAATTTACCAAAACTACCTACTGGTATGTTTACATTTATTGGAGTAGTACTGTGTCCACCTACAGTGGAATCAAAGTAAAGAGTGTGCGCTCCGCTTGAGTGATGTATTTCCACAGTATGACCTACGGGATAATTACCTACTGGATTGATTGTACGATTAGTGTCGGTTGTTATAATCCATACATTACCTTCGTTAAACTCAAATGTAATATTACCCGTAGTAGTCTGTACTTCTAATCTATCAGGTCCCAATATGTGAGTATTTGTAGCAGGCGTAGTGTTGAGATTACGAGGAGTCGCTGCATAAATTACAGCGTGTTTATTCCCCGCTACATCTTCCATATGACTCATCCAAATTGAACCAAAGGTACTACCGCCAAAGTCACCGTCTTCGGGTGATGGGAAGAAGCCATCAGGGTCGGTCACTATATTAGTAGCGTCTACATTTCCTATCGAACCCTTTGTCATAGGAGTCAAATAGACAGGAGATTGCCTAATGAATGCTCTTCTGTCATTTATTGTAGGAGTGGTGCTAAGAGAACTGGTGACGCTACCTGCTCCTCCAGTCATTGTATATCTCAAGACTGCTAATACAGTAGTTTGATGATTCAAATCAGTATTACCAGTTATACTTGGGTTAGATAAGAATCGGTTAGGAATCAAAGGAGTACCACTTGATGGTGCAGCAGGAGTACCCATCTCGTACATGAGATGCGCTTCGGGCGTATTCCTACCTACAAGATATACTACGACAAATACATCGCTGTTAGAGGCAGGTACGCTTGGTAAATCACCACTATGGTTAGCACCTGCACCTGTAGTCCCTAAAACAAATGTTTCATGATTGCCGGGTCCGTTAGCGAATTTGTACAATACTCCGTCTAATACACAATAGCCACCGTATACTTTCAGTTCACCCTGAGTAGCAGTCGTTTCTATGAAACCGGGAGTGTTAGCGATTATGCTATTTCTAAGAGAATCTCCCTTCGCTCCGTCACCGAGTCTAAGTATACCATTACCGTGTAATCCTTCGTAAAGATTAGTTAGGCTCGGACTGGTAAGTCCATCACCATCTCTCAAACCTTGAGAGTCATTTGTCATTCCACTTGCGCTTGTATGCCCTGCTTTCGGATTGGTCATGCTGTCACCTCTATTATTGCTGAAAATTCTATTTCATTATTGCTATTCTTTTGGATAGCGTTGTAAGTATATCTCATAAAATCTGTAGTATCGGTAGAATCTGCCGGATTCTTATAGCGAATAACTACTTCCCTCAGAGGGCGGGTGAAGGTAGTATCTAATGCCAGTTTCGCTTGTACAATGAGAGTATTATCATCTACTACTCTAACATTAGGAGTCACCACTACGGCTGGATTTCCTATACCTCCGTCTTGCTGAGTAGCAATAGTTCCGTCAAATCCAAAGACAACTTCGTTTATCCTGTCTTTGAGAGTGTCAATCAAAAATCTTGTTCCTTCGTCTAATAGTGGCAAATCATCCCCTCCTCGTGTTCAAATAATTACTGTGTATCGTACCTATCTTCAAGCGACTATTCCTTGATTCAGGATTGGTCTGTGTAGATAGTATGAATATTTCTTCGTTATCAGCGATTGGGTGTACACTCGCAGATTTGATTACCACCGTAGTTGCACCTACTCCGGCTAAGTTAATGTGACCTAACTTATTACCATTCGCAGTGTAAACAGCCTGATTATCAGTGGTAAATACGCTGGTAGCATTCACTCCATCAACTGTGAATGAAGAAGTACCAATTGCATATCCGCCAGCGTTATTGATTAGTACACCTGTGCTTTCAAAGAATATATCTCCGTGTATGGAATTGCGCCTGTTCATACCAAGAGTGTATCCTACTCCACGGTTCATATCTACTCTTTCAGATATTTGCCAAGTCACTTTGAATTTGAAGCCAAAAGATGTAGAGAACTCTTCTGTTGAGAACTGTCTATTTCTTTCTTGATTAGCCTCTAAATTACCACTGATGTCTATTTCTTGGAAACGCTGTAATACATCTTCTAATGTCACATCTACAGAGTTGACATGAAGTTCACTCATTCTTGTATCTAAGTCAAACTTGGTTCCCAGTACCATGTATCTTTCGTTATCAGTTCTTGATTGATAAGATACCATGTCGCCCGGATGCATATGTGTAGCAGACAGGACATCTACTAACTTACGAGAGCCTGTAGCGTTTTTTGCCATCTTTAGCATACGCTGACCTATCAACTTAGCACTGGCTTTGGTAACTGCTGTAGGAGCATGTATGCCACCCGGTACTTCGTTTATGCCGTTTTCTTGTCTACCAAAGTCATCTACTTGTACTGTATTTTGATGATTGTTGGCTCTTGCTTTTCCTCTGACGACTACTCTGTTAGGAGTGGTTTCGTTATTGTCATCAACAGTACCTCCTACTACTCTGTTCTCAGTCAACAGATATTCTCTTTCTATTCTATTCTGAGGGAAATAGCAGACATTCCCATACCTGTCACCACGAGGGCTATAGCCATCGTGCTTTGCGAGGTATCTGAGTGCGCTGAATGCCTCGACACCATAGAAGTCTTGAGCAAGGAAAGTAGAACTTGGTAGCCTCGCTCTCACTCCGTTGATTGATGAAGTGTTTGCTTTTGCTACTCTAACTGCCAAGTCAGAAGTTCGCAAGCCCACGCCCACTTTCTGAGCAAAACGGATGGTTTTATTGGTGAAGCCAATGTTGGCTAATTCTTGCCCTTTCAGATTCTCAACCAAATACCTCGTACCTTTGTTAGCGTCTTTTATCTGAGATACCACTAACGCTTGGTCGTTGTTTTCAGCACCTACTAACAGTGCAGGTAGTGTACTGGAAGTGCTTACTTTGTCTTTGTCGAAGTAAACTGCGCCCTCGTATCGAATGCTATCTGTAGGGTTGTGAAGCAAACGGACAGTATCCTCTTCCTCAATCAACTTGTACTTTCTCTCAGCGGTAGGAACGAAATCTGTAGCAGTAGGTTTGTTGACAGCGAATCCTGCTTTGACTCGTGTGTACTCACCATGTCTGACAGCGTTATCTACGAAGCGTGGTTTACGCACGACCTTCATAACAGAATCTTGGTCAGCGTCAAAGCGACCAGTAACTGTGTTCTTACCTACTGCCATTACTCCCAACCACCTTGTCTAACTTTCTGAGCCTCTTCCCATAAATCTGCATCAAGCCAAGGGTAAGTCTTGACATTTTCTTTATCACCTTGGTAATCAGGGGGCTGGAAATTAGCCATAGTTTCGTGAGCAATTCTGTACTGATTGAAAGGAACGGGATTACCGCTTTTTTTCTCTCTTAATGCATTAAGTGCAGCGTGTCTCATTTCAGGTGTGTTATCGAGTGCTTCGTGTATACCTTCGTGTCGAAGTGTATTGGCGATACTATTGACTAAGTGCTCATCATACTTTTTGTCGTAATGTTTCCAATAACTGTTAGGTACACCACTGGATTCAGGGTATTCAGGTAATTGGAACTCCCCGCCCGACATACTCTTAACCTCATAAGGCCATTTAGAGTGACCAAGATTTATTTGCATTTCAGAAGGGTGGGCTTCAATATCAGACTGCCATTCGGCAAGCCCCCAGTCCGGTCTATTAGGGAGTGAAGCAGGGACCCAACCTGCTTCCATTGTCCTACCTCTTATTTTAGGCTCAAAGTGAAATTTTGCCTTTAACACCAACCAAGCCTCATTCATCGGTGTCATGCTATCACTCTCCCCTGTAAGGTTCTGCTAAATGCGCCCCTTGTTCTAACATCATCTGATTAGCGTCTTCCCAATCTATTTCATCATGTGTGTTGGGGTCAAAGGGCTTTACATCGTGATTACGGTCTAACCATTCACCTGCCTCTTTGAGTTGAGGAACGGTATATCTTTTGTGTACATCTTCATCTCTTTTGAAGACATGATATGGTTTAATCAAATAAGGCTGTGCTGAATCACCAAAATGCATATCAGTATCATACCCAAGAAAAGGAACCCATTGACCTGCTCGTGGCTCACCTTCTTCATACTCAGTCTGTCCAGTTTCAAAATTGTATGCCGAGCCTCCGCCACTTCGTTGATAAAATGGTATTTTCCTTTCTCCTTTTGAAGACTTTATCGTGACTATGCCAAAAGGCTCTTGGCTGGAACTGTAGCCTAAGAAGTCAAACTTATGTGACTGAGATTGCTTTAGCACCATCCAAGCCGCATCCATCGGTGTCATACGCCTCACTCCCCACTATGGTCACCTATAACAAGATACTTCGGGTCAATGTTGTTAAGGTTGAACTTACCTTCTCCAAAATGCTCTCGTCCTACTGTTGAGGAGAAGGGAAGAGATTGACCCCTTATTCCAATAACACTGGGCTGATGTCTACTTAAATCAAAATTGACTCTCGCCTCAACACCAGCAGGTCCATCATCTGCGTATAACTTAGATTGTTTGTAATTATCAGCGACATATACACCTTGACCGTAAATAGGCTCATTAACTGATTGACGAAGCCCTTCTCTTCGGATGCTCGGTAAATACTGTGCACTTGTTCCATGATAATGAGTCACAGGACCATAAGGACTTGGTAAATCGGGGTGAAACTCGCCAAGCGTAGTCTGACGCTTTAACAATGTCCAAGCCTCATCCATCGGTGTCATGCGCTTCACTCCCTACTGTCTAAAAACTGGTACTGGTAAATTTCCATATCCTAAATCTCTCAACGCTTGCATACGATGTCTTCCATCATGCCCCACAGGGCTGTCAGTAAACTCATAATCTGCTCTTGGCATCACAAAACGCATATTTTCACCTTGTATTGCTCTTTGCATGAGGTTTTTGTAGTAATCGTCATCAACCATTTCATCTGTTCCTGTTTCTTGTAAGAATTGATTTGGAGTCATGTTGGTTATTTCTGCAATATCTTCTAAATCCCTTTCATGTGGTATTTCTCTTTGAGAAGAATCAAATGTTTTACCTTCTTTCATCCAAACGCCCGGTAAGCCCCCATGTAAGTTTTTATCTTGCGACCAATTTTCATTTTCTCCTTGAGTGACAAATTGTATTCCGGGTATACCTGTATCGTAAACAGGCATTTTCAAAACCGCCCAAGCCTTCTCCATCGGTGTCATACGCCTCACTCCCCACTATGGTCACCCGTATTATAAGATGCATCCTCTTTACTACCCTTCGGGTGTAGGGTTTGACTGAATCTCGGTTGCACTTCGTAATCGCCTTCATCGTCATCTACTGACTTTCTACTTGCATCTGCTCTGAAATGCTCAAGTGTATTCTCAGACATGACTACTCTCGCTACAGGTGAGCGTATGTCACTCTTATCATAGCCTGTGACATCTACACCCTGAATCTTAGGACCTTGGCTATCAGGTACTGTGATACTTGATGTCGGAACAATGTTGTAAACAGGAGCATAAGGTGGACTGCTTGGAGTTCCTGTGCGAGCAGATGGTGCATCGCTGGTGAACATACCGTACTTACCGCCAGCAGTTGCTCTGTAAAAGTTAGCATTCTCTTGAGGACTGCTTCCCTTCAAAGCAACATAAGGTCTGAACATTTGACTGTGCTTGTAATCTAATCCATAAGCAGGTCTGTACAAGAACTGTATAGTGCTATCTGTATAGTTGATATTTTCAAGGATTGGGTCGTGGTTAGCATCTTGGTATGGGTTAGATGACGAAGATACGCCTGTCTTACCCCATCCCTTTACATCTAAAATTCCAGCGTGTTTACTCCACTCCATGACATATGTTCCACCAAGAGGCCACATTGCATGAGCGTTAGAATGCTTGACGATACCAGTGACAGGTTGTGCACTCCAATTTAATGCAGTCATATCTAAGTCTTTGAGAGTTCGACTACCGACATTGTAAGCCCCTCTGATGTTAGTCCTCTGACCTACTTCTCTGTCAGTGTGTAGGCTCGCAGCCTCTGTTGACAGAACTACATACTCACGAGATACACCGTCATTCAATTCAGCAAGCGTGTCTACATCTAACCCAAGTCTTACATCGTTTCTCGACACTGGCTCTGCACCACGGTCATCTGCGTTAACGGTTTCAGTAGCCTCACCTACTTGTGCACTTGGCTTGAGCAATCCATCATCAGAGTTCAAATCAACTCTGTCACTGATACCTCTTTCGATTTCTCCAGCCTGAGCAGCGTCATTACTTGGCCTAATCAGTCCTTGTCCGAATATTGGCTCGGCAGTGCTATGAGACAATACTAATCCTGTAGCATCGTGGTTTTCACTAACTGCCATCAGTAGACTTTCGTTGAATACAGTAGGCCATCTAACACCTCTACCATCTCCACGGTCACCTACTCTTAGTGCACTGGCTGGATTAAACCAGTCTGCTGTTCCCATGTTAGTGCCATCGTTGTTATCTGAGTTATCACTACCGCTATATCTGTCATTACCGTCACCGCCAAACAGATTGTGAGCAGCGGGTCTGTGCGTCACATTCGTATCTTTGTAAGCGTCTTCGGGGTCCCATGATGGGCGCAGTCCGAATCCTCTTACAGGGAAACGCCTGACATCTTCACCACGAGTGTTGCCCCACCAATCTACCATGTAGAATCTGTGAGCATTTGCCAACTCTTCAATACCTTGTCCAGCCTCATCGTTAGGGAACATTCGGGTAGTAGTAGACGCATTTCTTAGAGTTCTAACAGGGCAACCGAATGGCCCTGTCATTCTTCTTCCATCGCTATACCTGACTTGTCTACCGATTTGGTCTTGCCCGATTAGACTTGAAACTTGAGTTAGCCTCTCAAGTATACCTACATACATTGCATCGAAGTCTTGGTCACTTTGACCACTATCCGAACCCACATAATCCCAACCGTTTGTCTTAGAATCTTGCTGGATTAGAGGGCCGTGATAATATCCAAGCATGGCGTTGCTATTTGCTACCTCTAACCATCCACGGACATAAGGTGACCAGCGTGGTCTGTTGTACAACTGGCGAACTCCCATACGATAACCGAAGCATCTGTTTCTGTCATTTGGCAAAGTTAGAGTAGCGACTCCAGTAGAGTCTTGATATGTTTCGCAGTCCATTCCAAATGTATCGCTACCCCAACCAATCAGAGAATGACCATACGATTCTAATCTACTTACTCCGCCTCCACCGTGAGAGCCACCCGGCCAAAAGCCGAAGAAGTTGTATTTGTTTGAGCCTACTGTACCACCTTGGTTAGACAAGTTTGCATCTGCATCTATCTGCGTAGCAGTATACACTGTACCGTCAGTCGATAATCCAGCACTGCCCGGTGGACTTACCCACTTCATAGCAAGTGCGAATGGACCTTTACTTGCTACATAATTAAAGTCCTGATAGTGGATTGTCTCAAAGTGCTCAGGAATGTGGTTGTATCCTTTTTGGTCTACAGGAGTATCAGCAGTTCCTGCCTTAGTATAGAAAGCCCTACTGCTATCGTCACTGTACCAAGTAAACGGTCTGCCCAAATTAGGATGCCACATACAAAGGAATGAGTCTGCTGGATTTAGAGAGTTGGTATCTCTGCTTCCAGTTTGCAATTGACCCAAGTGCCTTGTCAAGACGCTGGTTTGTAAATCAGTATACAGTGTATCAGATTTAGCATTGTCATAAGGTCGGCTAAGTCTGATTATGTCGCCAGTCGCTATGTTAGCCCAAAACGCTGCATTCGCTGTCACGCCTTCAAAGGTATCGCTTTCGCCCAAATTAGCATGAGCAAGTGTACCAGTTCTGTTGCTGTAAGTCGCCGTGTACCTTACTCCGTTCTTTGTGAACTCTAACACTTCACCGTAGTAAGGTACTACTGGGAAAAGGTCATTGTTATCTACGGTGATTGTAGAAGAGCCGTTATCACTGATTACTACGCAGTTTGGATTCAGACTCCTTAACCTCTTATGAGGCTCGTATATATCTAAGAATGAAGTAGGGTATCCAGCAAGCGTCAACTGAGCACCTACGCATCCGTAGTTTGCTCTACAGAACTCGTAGTAATTATCAGGCTTGTGCCACTCAAGGTGTTTGAATTTATTAGCACCGGATGCAGACGCACCGTCTTTGTGTAAGATACCCCACCAAGGGATATTCAGTGTTCTGCCCGGAGTAGAACTCTTGAACATATTTGGTCTGTAAGGAAGACTTCTTCTTGTAAATGAAGGGCTATAACTTTCTTGTACACCTAATGGGTTGTAAAGAGCCAACGGTGGTAGGTTGGTAAATTGACTACCAGCATCAGGCTCTATGTCAAGTATAATTTCGTTTAGTATTACTTCACAACCTCTTACATCTGCCATAGTAGCCTCTGCTAATATGAGAGCGTATCCGCCTCTTGTCGATACATTCTTTTCTATTGCAATCACGGTATTGACCTGTTGTCCCGTAAGTTCTACCACCGAGCCATCAGGTACATCTG